CCTTCGTAATGTGCGGATAATCTTTTTAGCATATCAAATACGCAAGAGCCACACCACGAATTAAAGTTAAAATCTTTATTTACATATTTACGGTAAAGACTTGCATATTCTTCAAGTATTTCTCGGTCAATATTTTTAGTAAACCCTAAAGCAACCGCTTCTAAGTTTATAATATTGGCTTCTATAAATGCTATTTCTTGCTCGGTCATAGTTTATTAATTAATCGATAAATGACCGCTCCTAAAATCCCCGAACTAAATACGATTGCAATCCATTCTTGGAACTGCATAGGAACGACAATCAAAACGATAGCGCTCCAGGTACTTAGACAAGGAGTGCAACTAAACGGCTTAAAGTTTAATCCGAATGACTGATAAAGATTTGTCATCGTAAAAAATACTGCAAAGGAAACGGCTGCGATTATAGTTATCATTTGTTTGTTTGGTATATTTCATCTTGAACAACACTCCAGTAAGCACAGTCATCCGCCTTTAATTTCTGCTCAAGAATTAATGAACAAAAGTACAAAGCTAACTCGAAAGCAAATGCTTTATTGCCACAAAAATAAAGGGCATTGATTAACAAACTTTTGGCTTTCTCGTCAGGCTTCATCCCTTATCTTCTTTTTAATGTTTGAAATCGTTTTGACTATGGACATATACGGAATGCCAGTCTTTCTTGATATCTCGGTTTGATTAAAATTTAATTCGACATAAGTATCGAGAAGCATATCTTCATACCAGCTTAACTCTTTTCTTGCTACCTCTACCCGATTAAATAGCTTTTCTTTGTAATCCTTTGATTCATCCTCAATCTGCACTAACTCTTCTAACCCATCGATTGATTCGTACTTGGCTCTGAAATGCCTAAAGAATGGCTGATTCATGCCAGTACTATAAATCATATTTAGCATACATCTGACAAGCCAAAACTTTAAGCCATTACTTCCGTTGTTATTATAAATTGACCAAAATTTTTCTTCGGTTATTGAGCAAAGATTAACAAACATTTCTTGCTTAAGTTCTTCCCTTAAATTTGCTGGGTGCATTTTCATTAAGGCTTGTTTTATTTCCTTTGAATTGTATAACTCCTCAATGATTTGCGACCTGGTCATTCTTTTGATTTTCTGATTATCTCAAAAATAAAATAAACGATAAAAGCCACCTCGATAATTCCTACCGCAATGGCTTCCCAAATTAACCTTTCCACTTTTCAAGTTCCCGATTCAAATACCAAACCGCTTTATCCAAATCTTTCTTTTTAAATCCTTTCTTGTCAGCTCGCAATATGTACTTAATCGAATTGCCAAGATTAAAATTAAGGTCAAAAGAATCAATTATATCAATGACCTCAATGCCATTCCCCTGATAATGCTCAGGATGATTGACCTCTTCTTTGATAACTCCCTGATAATTAATCTTTTCCATGTGCAAAGTTTACATTAAAGTTTGTGCAATTCCAAATAATCCTTGATTTTTTTTGTTTGTCGATATGCTGGGTACGATGCACCGCTTTCCATTTTGATTCTATTAAGGTTTATTTCAAGGCTATAATTTAAATCGTGATAGGTAGCGCAGTCGATAACTACTTGAATCGTAGGTCGTTGTAATCTCATTGTAATCCATTTAATTGCATTTAGATAATTATCCTTCAAATCTCATCTAATCTAAATCTTCGAATCAAACTCTCGCAGTCTTCAATCGACCTTACAATAGCATAATAATACCCGTGATTAATGGCTATTAATTCAAATGCTTTTTGGTTTGGTTGTTGTGTTCCTTTTTCAATTTTTACTTCTACGAATAATCCTTTCCAGTTCTTATTAGATACCATCCAAAACATATCAGCAACTCCAGCCTTTGCGCCTTCCATTTTTAATTTAATTGCAACCAACCTATGCCTTGCGCCTCCGTTTGGAATGGCATAATAGTAAAAGTCTTGTGTCCATTCTAACCACTTGCAAATTGCCACCTGGAGTTTATGTTCGTGTTCGTTTCTCATTGTCAAGTTATAGATTTACTTTTTATCTAAATTTGTCAAGTTATACCTTTATTTTGTGACATAATTTGTCGAATTTTACCCTCATTATGTGACATTTTATCAATTAATGATGGTTTTTGCCGACAAATAACTTACACTTAATGTTAATTAAAATTCAATTAAAGTATCGTTTTGTAAAACCTATTTAACATTATTAAAATAAATTACTCTTAGGTGTGTCATTATTTTCTGATAACATTTCACCTTCATCAATAATCCAATGGTCTATTTGCTCCTCAGTAAAGGTTACTCCAACTAATAGCGTTTTAAACGCTTGAAAGTATTGGTCTAAATCAATGTCCCAATTGTCAAACTCAATTGACATTGTAGTGTCGTTAGTAGACAAACTTAACTTTGTTTTTTTAGTTGTCATTATCTTATTGTTTAGTTGCCTGCTTGAATGTTATCATACTCACCTTGAGAAACATCTTGTTGTTTAGCTATTTCTATAAGTTCATTTATACAATTATTCTCGCATTTGTCGTATGTTTCAGCGAACATCATAAAATTATTGTCTTCGTCTTTTCTGAACTCGCCTATAATCATTCCATTGCCTGACTGACTTAATTGTCTTATGCCTCCAATCCAATTATGCTTCTCCCTAAACCATCTAAATACTTGTTGTTTAAGTGGAGCAAAAGCAAATAATTCATTATCATTATTATAAATTAAAAATACTTCATCATCAGTAAGCAAATCAGAATTATGATACCATTTAAAACATTCTTCTTTAAACCCCAATTCCTTTAAGGCTAATGCTTGCTCGTATGTTACAAATTCTTTATCCATTGTCTTTGCCATAAGTTTCGTTATAATATTTTTTCCCTCCCTCATGTATATCGTATTTAAAACCTTCATCAAAAGCATTAATTATTTGCTCTTTCTCCATTTGTTTGGCTTGTTGAAAATAATCATAAATCCATTTGGGCATCAATTCATTCCATATAAATTGTTCTTCAAGCCATTCTACTGCTGTTTGTTTATTTCTCATTTTTATTATATTTTAATCTTCCGTGACTTGTGTATAACCTTAAATCTATCGTATCCGTGTAAATATCCTCAGATTCGGAAATTCCGAATACCCACTTTGGCTCATTATTTTTTTGTATTGTCTGATTATTTTTAAGAGCATAATAATAAGCGTAGCAAATTAATGCCAACGCAGTTCCATAAATTAGTTTTCTTTTCATTTTAAAATAAGTTAAGTTGAACTTTTGGTTGATAACTTGAATCGTACTTTTTGTTTTCTCCTTTCGGATAAGATTCAATCTTGTAATTTAAACTTTTTATAAATTGCTTTTTAAATTTTCCCATAAAAAAAACATATCGATGCTTTCTTGGTCTTTCTGCCATTTCAAATTTATCTGAACTTCTCATTTCTTCAGTTGTATATTTATCACATAAAGATTTACTATGAGAATTTGAGCCAATCAATTGCCATTCTGTTCTTTTATCTGATAAACCAGTATAAATCCAATTAGTCGCTTGATAAATATAACCGTTATGATTCATTGATGTATCTGCATAGCTAACAAGAATCATATTCTCTTTAATCATTTTTAAACATTGCGATACAAAGAAACTCAAAGTATTTTTTTCTAATCCATCGTTTACGCAAAGGCGATTTAATTCATATACATACTGGCTATTTTCTTTGCCACAAATACCATCGCATAAACTTGGACTCGCTGGCTTACCTATTGTCATTATTCCTACCAGTATAACATTTTCATATAAACCAAAGGCATAAGATATACTTGGGATACGTTTGGCATAATGTTTATTTAATAACCAATCGTATGTCATATCGCTTTCAATTGACAAAACATGATATCTCTCAGGAATTGTCATTTTTCGTTTGGTTTAATAGTTCCATCATTATTGATATGACAATCAAATGTAACTAAACTATTGACAAATTTTATATACCCTTGAGTTTTGCAGTGCATTTTTCTTTCTTCAATATCCTGAATATTAGAATACTTTTCCCAAAGTCGAATTCGTTCTTCTTTAGATATTGTTGAAATCTTAAATTGCTCCAGGTAATCAAATAGGATTGATAAGCCTCCAGCGATAAACGTAAATTTCTTGTCGTTCTTCTCGCAGTATCTAATCTGATTTGCATATTCGTTAGCAGTATCAATTGCTTGCTTCATTAATTCTTCATCACTTGGCTTTTCTTTCACTTGTTCAATGGGTTTAGGTAAGTTCTTAATCTCTTGTCTTGCATACTCCAGGTAAGCACTCATAATTCTACCAAAGTATTCGCA